TGCTACTGGTAAGTACAAAGTTGCTGTTCAGACTGCCGTTGACGGTTCTGAAGTAGCTGCTGCAATCGTAATGGTTGAAATCGCTGTACCTGCTACCACTGACACTAAGGTTCTAGCCCTAGTAAAAGGTCCAGCTATCGTATCTAAGGCAGGTCTAGTTCTAGACGCTACTTATAACCTCGATGCTGAGAAAGCTGCTGTATACGCTGCTCTAGAAGCTAAGGGTATTGCTTGCAACGATGCAATCTAATATCTGACAGATTACCGAACAATAAAATAAGGAAATTATAATGCAAACTCGTAGTTTTGAAAAACCTTTTGAGCTAGTTGATTACACCGAAGAACTACTCTTAGTTCCTAACAAATGGGGTCTAATCAACGAACTAGGTCTATTCTCTGAAGAAGGCGTAGCTCAACACAGCGTTACCGTTGAAAGCAATGAAGGCACTCTAGGTCTTGTTACTGACAAGATTCGTGGTGAGCGCAACAACGTAAACAAGAGCGACACTCGTGCTCTACGTTCATTCGCTATCCCTCACTTCCCACTAGATGACGGAGTTAAGCCTGAAGACGTTCAAGGTAAACGCGCTTACGGTTCTGCTGATCAAGCTGAAACTGAAGCTGCTGTTATCGCTCGTAAGCTAGAGCGTATCCGTATGAACCACTCAGTAACTCTAGAAGCTGCTCGTGCTTATGCTATTACCACTGGTGCTATCTACGCTCCTAACGGTACTGTAGCTGGTAACTTCTACACTGATTTCGGCGTAACTCGCAAGTCAATCGACTTCGTACTTGGTACTTCAACTACCGACCTAAACGCTAAGTCTGAAGAAGGTATTGCACACATTCAAGACAACATCCTAAGCGGTGAAGTCGTTAGCAACATCGTTGTACTATGCTCTCCAGCATTCTTCGGTAAGCTAATCAACCACGCTACTGTTAAAGAAGCTTACAAGTACTACTCCAGCACTCAAGAGCCACTACGTAACCGTCTAGGTTCTGGTGTCTATCGTCGTTTCGTACATGGTGGTGTTGAGTATGTTGAATACCGTGGTTCTTACAATGGTACTGCTCTAATCCCTGCTGGTGAAGCTTTCATGCTACCACAAGGTACAGCTGACATGTTCAAGACTTACTTTAGCCCTGCTAACAAGTTCAGCCATGTTAACACCATCGGTGAGCAAGCTTATGTCTTCACATATCGTGATCCAAAAGACAGCGAAATTCAGATTCAATCAGAAGCTAACTTCTTGAACTTGATTCGTCGTCCACAAGCTGTTATTCAGCTAACCACTTCTAACTAATAGTTAGATAATTAGATTCCCTCTTCGGAGGGTTTCTAACATTAGTCTTGTGTTGTAACATTCTTTGTGTTATAATACAGGATTAATGTTAGATATAATAAAGGATGTATTATGACAATTCACGCATTAAGAATCGAACTCGGTGATACTTCACCGGAATTCCCAATCATGAGTGATGATGAATATAGTTATTTCCTAAGTAAAAATGATTGGAATATTCGTAGAGCATCTATGGATGCAGCTAAGAGTATCATGCTCAAACTATCCATGCGAACAGATGAAACAGTAGATATTTTCTCTATTAAAGGTTCATCTGCAGCAAAGAACTATATGCAAGCTTTGCAAATGTACATCAAGAATCCTGACCTTAATGCAATGTATGATAAAGTGCAAGGTTATGCTGGTGGAATTTCTAAGACTGATATGCAAGCCAATGATGCAAACTTAGATAATAACATCGTTAATCAACCAACAGATTTGCAGTTTATTGTGCGCCCAAGTTCATTTGGTATTTAACTAGAGGATCATTATGGACAGATATCTAGCTATAACATCAAAAGCTATTAATCAACACGGTAAGAATTGCACATATACAGTAGTTGCTGAAGGTTCATATAATATTGAAACTGGTAGTACAACCAATAGTGAAACTACACATGTTGTAAAAATGTACAAGAAACATGTTCGTGCAACTCAATATAACTTCCCAAGTATGATTGGAAGAGATTCTGCACTATTCTATTTAGCTAATAACAATCTGAGTTTTGTACCTGCATCTAAAGATAAGATTACAATTGATAGTGTTACATATACTGTAGATTCTGTAACAGAACATGCTGCAGATGGTCTTGTGATTTTATACAAGATTTTAACTATTAAAGGTTAATCATGCAGATTACATGTGATACTTCTAAACTAGAACAAAGCCTTAAGAAGTTTCATGAAGAAGCTGTACGTAAGATGCAGGGGATGGTTTCAATTTTCTCTTATTGGGTAACTTGGGAAGCTATTGAAAATACACCAATCGGTACACTTACCGAAAGTAATGCATGGATGTATAATCTTCCATCTCGTTTAAGAGTGTTACCTCCTGAAGTGGGTTCTGCTAAAGGTGGTTGGACAATATCTTTTAATGCTCCTACTAGGATTATCTTTCCAGAAAGAGCTAATGATGAGAATGCATCTAATATCAAAAGTAATGCTGATACAGATAGTTCTAAATATAAATTAGGTGATACTGTTTTTATCATGAACAGTGTTCGTTATGTTGCTTCTGATGGTTGGACATTACCTAAGTTTGGAGCACTTGAGAATGGGTATTCAGATCAAGCACCAAATGGTATTATGGAACCTACTCTACATGCTATTTATGGAATCTATAGAGCAGACTTAAAATCGTATTATGAGGAAAGTTAATGGCAATTATAGAAATTAAAAGAGCAGCCGAACGTAAATTAAATGAATTAACTCCTGCAGTATCCACAGCGTGGGAAGGTGTTAGTTTCAATCCTCCAACTGGTATTTATCAGAGAGTTCAATTTACGATTCAAACTCCAGATGATCCTGTACTTGGTACTGGTTTTCATAGAGAGCGTATGACAATGCAAGTATTCGTTGTTGGTGCTGCAAATAAAGGAACCTCCGAAGTTATTGATCGTGCTGAATTAATCAGATCGCATTTCGCCAAAGGATTAGTATTACAAGAAGGTAACGTAAAGATTCATGTACTAAGAACACCACAAGTTGCAGGTGCTAGTATTGCATCTGAAAGAGTGATCTGTCCTGTTCTTATTGAACTAGTCGCAGAAGTTTATTCGTATTAACAAGGTTGCTGAACCTAAATCAGTACATTTGCAAATGTTGATAATTTAAATTAAGGAAATAATATGACAATTTCTAAAGGTACGTCCAAACAGGTTGGCTACAAAAAAGAAACTACTTGGGGTGTTTTAGCTGGTGCTTCAGCTGGTAAACTAATCCGCCGTGTTACTGCAAACTTTAACTTGACAAAAGAAACTTATGAATCTGGTGAAATTCGCACAGATCGTCAAGTTGCTGATTTCCGTCATGGTGTTCGCTCTGCAGATGGTAGTCTCAATGGTGAACTTTCTCCTGCATCTTATGCTGATTTCATGGGTTCTATCGTAGGTCGTGATTTCACTACAGCTCCTGTTTCTGGAACCGCTTCAGTTACAATCGCTGCCTCTGGTGCTCTATATACAGTAACTCGTGCTACTGGTGACTTCTTAACTGATGGTTTTAAAGTTGGTCAAGTTGTTCGTTTAACTGGTGCGGGTCTAAACGTTGCTAACGTTGCAAAGAACTTACTAATCGCCTCTGTGTCTTCAACAGCGTTAACCGTAAAAGTCGTTAACAGTACAGCTTTGGTTGAAGAAGGTCCAATTGCTTCTGTAACAGTTACGGCTATTGGTAAGACAACTTTTGTTCCATCTACAGGTCATACTGATCAATCTTATACTGTAGAAGAGTGGTATGCTGATATCGCACAATCTGAAGTATACACAGGTATGAAGCTCAACAGTATGGCTGTTCAGTTACCCGCTACTGGTCTAACCACTGTAGACTTTGGTTTTGCTGGTAAAGACATGGCTCAATCTGGTACAAGCCAGTATTTCACTTCACCTACCGTACAAAACTCCAATGGTATTTTTGCTGCTGTAAACGGTGTTATGCTTGTAAACGGTTCTCCTGTTGCTCTAGTAACTTCTGCTGATTTTTCAGTTGAACGTGCTACTGAAAATGCAACTGCTGTAGGTTCTAACTCTGTAGCTGAGATTTTCACTGGTCGTATTCGTGTTACTGGTAACATGAGTGTTTATTTCCAAGATGCTACTTTCCGTGGTTATTTTGATAGTGAAACACCCGTATCTGTTGTTCTAACATTGACTACAGACAGTGCTGATAACTCAGACTTCGTTACATTCACATTACCAAAAGTTAAACTAGGTAGCTTCACAAAAGATGACGGTGAATTAGGTATTGTGGCTTCTGCAAGTTTCCAAGCTCTTCTTAACGATGCTGTCGATGCTGGTCTACCTGCTACCACAATTCAAATTCAAGATTCTGCTGCTTAAATTGTTGCTCATTTGAAGCCTTGATGTTAAACCCTTCGGTCAAAAGCCGAGGGGTTTTTTCTTTGTTTACACCTCTTGATTTATCTTAGATTTTGTGTTATAATCAATACTTCATTAACAAAATAGAAAGGAACTATTATGAAATTTGATTTAGCAAAACATAATTATACAGAGATTGCAGAAGAAGGTTACAAATTTGAACTGAAACTTCCCGGTACTGGTGAAGGTACTGGTGTATTTATTACCGTCCGTGGTGATCAGTCTAAAACCGTTAAAGCCTTTGGACGTAAGAAATATAGCGAGTTTAAGCTTCGTGAACAACAAGCTAAACGCAGAGGTAAAGATGTTGAGGACATGACGCTTGAAGAAGCAGAAGAACTCAGTGTTGAATCTGCTGTTATTCGTGTTATCTCTTGGGAAAACATCACTGAAAACGGTAAAGATGTTCCATTCACAAAAGAAAACGCAGAACGTATCTTCAAGGAACATTCTTGGATCAAGGACCAAGTGATGGAGGAAGCAGGTCAGCTGCTGAACTTTCGACCCGAGTGAAATCGAAGACGCTGTATCTTTTGCAAAACAAGAGTTTGAATTAGGTAGAAAATCAGGTAATTCAGGATCATTACGTGATCAATTAAATTCAGTCTGGAGACAAACAGGTGTAAAACCTAAAGAGTTAGAAGAACTGAAAGAGTTACCTGAAAGTTGTTCTCAAGTTTGGCGTTGGTTTGTTGATTTAAACAATAGTAGATCATCAAATGGTTATGGTGTAAATCCTATTACATATTCAGATATCAAATCTTACATGGATTTAATAGGTATCGAAATGCATGAATGGGAATTGCACTTACTCAAACGAATTGACAACGAAGCAATGCTATCGTATGCAAAAGAAGCAGAGTTAGAGCGAAAGAAATCCTCTAAGAAATAATAGTTGCTTTGGTTATCTTGACGGATGACCAGAGCTTCTATATTTGTGAATCTGCATTGGGTTTATAAATATAGAATTCCGTTATAACAGGAGAAAGTGCTATGGACTTAGCAGAATTAAAATTCGTAGTTGATACGAAACAATTGGAAGATGCAGCAAAGAAAGTAGATGCTTTAGCTGTATCCGTTTCTAAAGTTAATAAACCAGTTACTGATGCTGCTCTTAAATCTGAGAAATTAGCGTTAGCTCAAGCTGCTGTTGCTGAAAAGACAGCTAAGGCTGAAACTGCACAATTAAAACTACAACAAGCACAGGAAAAAGCAAACACTGCAACTAGTGGTTCAGTTACGGTATTGGAACGTCAGAACATGATCCTTGAGTACATGGCTCAGGGTCTATCAAAAGGACAATCTTCGTATATGGCTACAGCTAAAGCAGCTGGTGCTCTAGACAGTGAATTGCAAGAATTACTCGTTACGTTAAAAACACAACGCACACTACAAGGTTCAGAACCATTTGACAAGAGCATTGGTTTGATGCAGAAGCTTCAGAATGAAACTCGCATTACCGCTGAAGTAAATGATTTATTTAACCGTAATTTAGGCTTATCTGAAAAACAAATGATTGATCTTGCTCGTGAGAAAGAGCGTCTGATTGCATTGTATAAACTTGAAGGTAGAAGCTTAGATGGTCTCGCTGCGGAATACGATCAGATTATTCGTACCAGTGCAGAATTGAATCATTTGAATGATGCACGTACCAATAGTATGCGTCAACAAGTTAAAGCACAAAATGATGCATCTAAAGCTACTAATTATGTCGCATCTGAAATGGAAAGAGTAAACCGCTTGACACAATCAGGTGGTGAAATTACCAGTGCTACCAATACTAAATTAATGAAGTTTGAAGCTGCATTAAAACAGACAGGAGTGTCTGCTGCAGAACAAACCAGTAAACTCGAAGCTTATAAGCAAGGTTTATTATCTGTGCAAAAAGCTGCAGGTAATCGTCAGGTTGATTATCTATCTCGTGCTCTAGGTCCACAGATTACCGACATTGCTGTTGGTCTTGCTACTGGTCAATCACCAATGATGGTTCTATTGCAACAAGGTGGTCAATTACGCGATCAATTTGCGTTAGCTGGTGTAGCTGGTGCAGATATGGGTAAAATGCTAGTACAAGCCAGTAAGTCAATGGTGAGCAGTATCAAGGACATTGGTCTTGCTGTTGGTCAATTGGTAACAGGTGCTATTGTTGGAACAGGTAAAGCTGTCATCGATTTTGGTATGCAAATTACAGGAACAAGCGCACTACTTGATGTTCTTAAAAATAAAGTCATAGAATACAGAGGTGAAAATTCTTTGTTGCTAAAAGTGATGAATGTAATGGGTGGTGTATTCAGTACATTCATTGGTGTTTCATTAGCTCTTGCTATTGCGGGATTTGTTGCACTTGGTGTGGCAATGGTGGAAGTAATAAAAGAGGAAAATGCACTAAATAGAGCATTAAATCTTACAGGTGCTTCATTGGGTCTCACAATGGATAGTGCGTATGATGCTGCTAAAGGTATGGAACAGTTTGGTGTTAATACGGGTACAGCACTATCTGTTTTGACTGAAATGGCTAAAGTTGGTGGAATGAGTTCCTCTAGTTTAGAAATGGTTGCAACTACCGCTAAGGCAATGAAAACAGCCTTCAACATTCCAATTGCAGATACGGTCAAACAGTTCAAAGAATTACAAGAAAAACCTACAGAAGCTTTAACGAAACTAGCCATTAAGCTTGGTACAATTCCTGTTGAAGTTTTAAAGCAAGTAGATGCTTATGAACGTGCTGGTAATTCCATCAAGGCCGCTGAAGTTGCAACAAGGGCTTATGCCAGTGCAGGTAAAGATGCAGCGGATAGAACTGTAGAAAACTTTGGTACAATTACTAGACTCGGTATTAGCTTAAAAGGTATTTGGGATAGTGCTTGGGATTCGATCATGAATGTTGGTCGAAAAGGCACATTATCAGAACAAATTGCAGATAAGCAGGCGGAATTAGAAAAACGAGTCAAAGCTGCTGCCGCAATGAAAGATAGTCCTTTTAATCGCGGACTTGTAGATTCAGATACTAAGAATCTTGAAGCTGAGTTACTATCACTGAAAGAACAAGATAAGTTACTCAAGAGTCAAGCTGCAGCTAGAGCAACCGCAAGTGCCGCTGCCGCTAAGTTTGAAGAAGAGAAAAAGAAGCGTGATGAAGCTGCCAATAAGGCCAAGTCAGATGCGAATGCACTTGAAAATTTCAACAAGAGCATTATTGAACAAGCGACTAAATCTTACATTGAACAAACAGGAGCACTTGATCATTTAACTAAATCTGAAACTGAGTTGAATAAACTTAGAGCTGATCCATTATGGTCTAAAGTTCCTCAAGTAATCAAAGATCAAGTTACTGCTATTTACGAAGCTGCTTCTGCAAATGAAAAGTTGGTAAAATCTGAAAAAGATACACAAGCTGCTTTAGATTTAAAAAATAAACTACTCGGTAAATCTGAAAATCTTGGTAAAGAATACTACAAGACAATTGAGTTGATCAACAAGTATGCGTCAGAAGGTAAGTTTGGTGCGGATGAAGTCTTGCAACTTAAAGCTGCTCTTGAAGCTACTACACCGGAAGCAAAACGACTCGCTGCTGCTCAGGCTGAAAATGCTAAAGTAATGGCAGGTATTGCTGCAGATCGTGCGATTGTAGCAGAACAATCTTCAGGTGATTTTAAAACAGCAAATGAAAAAGC